TCAAAATCGATAAGCATAGTTGAAAGTTAGATAAGATTGATGATAAAGAGTATTTTGATCAATAGTGCGCGAACTATTATCTATATCTACATATTGAAAAGAGTTTGTCCTTTTGTACCCAGAATTAGCAAATATTCCCCCAAATCGATACATCAATTCAAACTGATGATGTTTATAATAATAATGCAGTCCTATGACAGGATAAATTCCATCGGCAAAAATAGTCTCAAGATTTGAAGAACCTAATTTTCCATTTAAATACCAATCTGCCTGATAACCAACTCCTACATTGAGTCCAAGTGTATGCCTGCCTTTTTCTAAAAAATCCCAAAGGTATTTGACATCCAAACCTGCTTTGATTGGGATATAAGATAAGGTTTTGTTAACACTCCTGTAAAACGCCAGATAAAATCTAAGTGATTTGCAGCTTAAAATCAAAGTGAATATATCTACTTAGATTTTATCTGGCAAATTCAATAGCTTTTAAAAATTAAAAATCAATAGCTCATTATTTTTTCTTGAGTGCATTTGATTTAGCGTATACCTAACTTCAACACTTTCTATTTTAAAATCCTTATAAAGTCCTCTGATAAATTCACAATCATTATAACTCAATATAAATTTTCCCTTAATGTTAGAAAGTAATGTATATAATTCTTGATGTTCTTTAACCCCAAAGCCCTCTGTGTTTTTATAATATGATTCTGTCCCTACATAAGGATGGTCAGCATAAAAAAATGTATCTTTGTTATCATATTCTTTAATGAGTCTTCTAAAATCCATATTTTCAATACATACACCCCTAAGACGTTGGCTATAAATATCATAGCTCCTAAAAATATTTTTAGGTTTTCTTTTCTTGCACATTGCAAAGTGATCTCCTTTGCCACCAAAACTCATCGCAATAGTGAAATAATAATATGCTGCCCTTTCAATATCATTTCTAGGTTTTAAAATCCCATTTTTTACCCCTTCAAAAAGTTCTCTAGAACACAACATATGATTCAATACATTCCTAAAGCTCTCAGGGCGTGTTTGTATGATTCTATGTAGATTTATCAAATCCCCATTAATATCATTAACCACTTCCACATATTTTTTATAATGACCCTTGATTTTTTGGCTTAGCATAAAGAACACTCAAGCTCCCGCCAAAGACTTCTACATAACAAGCATGCTCTGGTATCATCTCTACAATAGTTTTAGCTAATTTACTCTTACCACCTACCCAACAAAAAGGTGCTTTAAGAGTTGTTGGTAAAAATAAAGGTTTTTGTTCATAAGGCATTTTTACTCCTTTTTATTTAAACTTTTTTATAAACGCATAAAGCCTCACAGCGTAATACAATGTCAAACGTGTGCTTTTTTTAATATTTAAAAATTCCATTGATTCTAAAAAAATCTCATCACAAGTTTTTCTCTTTATAGACCCCTTATGAAATGCATCACAAAGATAATCATGTAATATGCAAGACTTAGCATAATTCTCAAAGGGTGATAAAACAAACCAAAATATCTTAGGAATACTACCTCCATCACTAACATAATCTTTTGGCACGATAATAAGACTTCCTGATTTGCTTTGATAAACAATAGATTCTAAAAGTCTTACTCGCATACCATCTTTATGCTCCCAAAATATTTCAGCTTTTAGTGATGAGTTTAAAGATTTTATATCTGCCATCATCCCACCTTCTCTTTTATCCACTCATAATCCTCCCATTTAAGCCTCCTGATAGAATCTACATCATCAAGCGTCTTAAGATATTCTTTGAGTACACCACAAATATAGATGATTTCACTCTTAGCTTTGAGTCCATCAAAATAGACTTGTTTTAATTGTTCTTTGGTATGAGGGATGTTTTGTTTGCCTTTTGGATTGTCTTTAGATTCACACCTAAAAAAGCTATCAATCCCAGCTATCACTAATCCCATCAAATTGATTTGGTCTTCTTGTGCCATATCATAGATATAAGCACTCCCTAAGGCAGAGGATTGAAAGTTTTCTAAATATTTATCACAAATACTATTGAATTGTGTAGTCTTTCTAATCCTTTCATAACCAAGCAATTCTTGTCTTTTTTCTTCATATTCTTTTGGTAAGTCTTCTTGGATAAAAGGCTCATTTAGTTCTATATCTTCTAAGGGTTGTACATAGATAAAAATTCCATTGTTATAAAGAGTTTTGAATTCCCCTTTGACCTCATCAATCTTATCTATACTTAATTTGTAAGTTTTCATTGTTGTTTCCTTTATTATTTGATTTATATGGAACGGAATAAATCCGTATTCATTCCTAAAGTTTAGGGTTATTCCGTGCTACGCACATATCAAGCCAATTTCAGATGTTTTGCTCAATTTTCTCCTAATGGCAATATTTGAGGTTGTAAGATATTGGTTGAATAATTGAGGTTACCATTGTAGCTAGTCCCACACGCATACAACCGCTCTCCATCTGTAGCTATCAATACCCTCTCAGCCTCATACCAAGAAACAGGGAAATAATCAATGATATTATTAGGTGTGATAAGCTTACTCCAATCCCTCACATTATTGTTATGCCCTAATCCTAAAGCATTATTGTTATAACCAAAACTCCAAAGCCCATCATTAAAATCTTGAGCATAAAAAGCAGGGTAACCATAAGCTTGTGAGGCTATGGATTTAAACTTCACACTTAAATTGAGATTCTTTTTTAAGTTATTGCCAATGCGTCTATCACCAAAGCCATAATCCCCATATCCCCAAGACCATACATTACCTTCTTTGTTTAAGTAAAGACAAGTTGACAAACCAGCCCCACCTATAAACATATCTTTTTCATTCAATCCATTAAATATCTCTACACAAGAAGTTTTATCCAACAAATCATTTTGCGATAGTTGAGATTGTGCGTTATACCCACAGCCATAAAATTTATTATTTGAAACAAAAAAGCTCGAACCTTTCCAGCCACTTGTATCCCTTGTATAATGATAGACTTTAGAGACATTTTTGAGTGGGTGGAGTTCAGGACTCAAAACATTTGTAGTTTTACCCATTCCCAAACATCCATTCCCATTCCACCCCCAAGCCCAAAGATTACCTTTATCATCAAGTGCAAAAATACCACTCACTACATTATTTCCACCAAATATCTCTGTGATATTTGCCAAAGAATTTATCCGTACAAAACGATTAGAATCTATTGTATTGCCAATGCCAAGCTCCCCTTCTGTATTCCTCCCACAGCTCCATACCGTTCCATCTTCTAATAAAATAGTGCAAAACTGCAAGCTAGAGGTATAGCTTTTTGAACAAACTTGTTTGATTTTAGCCCTAAAGCTTACCTTCTGAGGTATGGGTACTACAGAGTTATGACCTAGTCCTAAACATCCTTGAGAATTATTCCCCCACACCCACATAGCATTAGAGTCTTTTTCTATAGCATAGAAATTAGCATGCCCTCCTACTACATCTTTGATTTCTATACCCTTTGGGATAGCCAAACGGCTAAAACCCCAAGCTATAGGTGTGCGACCTGAGCCTGTGGTATTGATGTCAACCCCACCTGAAATATACACATCTCCATACAAGATAATTTCATCATTTATGCCTATATAGACTTCTTGATACATAATGCCCCTATAAGCATTGACATTTTTTAGCAATCGGATTTGTTTCTTTGCTATGCCTAATTTCAAAGATTGTGCCAAAGCATTCAAATCCCCTTTTAAGGTATTTGCATAAACCTCTAAAACTTTAGCATCTTCTTTGATTTCTCTTTGTTTGATTGCTTTGAGTTCTTCGAGTTTATTTAATATTTCAGATTCATTCATCTTTTCTCCTTTATATATTGATTTATCTGGATTTAGACAAAGCCTAAATCTAAGACCATTACGCAAGATATAAAATCTTGCTACATTCCTAAAGTCAGGGTTATTCTAAAGCTTCGCTTTATCATCAACCCGAGTTTAAGATATTCTCTTCCTCTTCAAGCATTTTAGGGGGTTTGGGGGTTTAAGGGGATAAGGGTGCACTTTACAATTCAAGCCCCCTTATCCCCTTTGAAAGAAAAACCTTAATAGCTTTTAAAATCACAAACCCAACTCCACTAAGTTTTCTTCTCTCAACCTCCTTACCTCATCTTTGATTTGATTGATTTTATTTTCCTCTAATGGTTGCCCAGCATAAATCCCCTCAAGATAGCTAATATGATTGACTTCTACATCATTAGCCCTTCCATAGATAGGATTACTCACTGATGCCTTAAAGCCTATGTTATATCCTGGTGCTGAAGAACTATTAGCATAGCCTCTACCTACAGCACCCATATTATAAAATGCACCACTAAGACTACCTAAAGCATTGCTATCATTAAATTCCCTCCCTTCAATATCAGGCAAACCACTTTCTGTAAATTTACCTACTTCCTCCATATTTGAAGTCCCTTTAGAATAAAACCCACTTGAGGGCAAGACAAACTTATTATTTAGCAAATCTACTCTAATTCCTTCTGCATAAAACCAAAGCAATAAATAATCAGAAATATCAAGCATTTTTCCTAAACTAACGTGTGTTTTAGGCAAGCAATTACGATAAAAATAATCTTTCCTCCCAATTTGTTGTTTTTGGGTTTGGGTGTTTTGATAAAAAGTGATTTCTTCCATTACATAATCATTTAGCTCACTTAATATCTTCCATTCCTTATCTTTGGGATTTTCTTGTTGTGCTTGTATTTCTTCAATGATTTCTTTTTTAGATTCTAAAAGCTCTTCTTTTGAAGTTTTAGTTTCAAAAACAATCGCTTCTATCCCTCCATTTTTAGCTTCATCATATGCTTTTATTAGCTCATCAATACGAACTTCTTTTATTTTTTGCTCAACACTATCTATAGCCTCTAAAGTAGAAGCTTTAAGCTCTTCTTTTAACTCTTCATTCTTTACATATAGTTCACTTTTAAATTTTAAAGTCTTTTGCTCTAAACTCTCACCCAAAGCATTAAGTTCTTTTTGAAACTTAGGCAAGCTTTCTACAAATTCATCAGCCCTCCTAGCAAAACTTGCCACATCTTTTGTCGTAGGTGGTATAGGCAGTGGCGTTATTTTTATCTCAACCATAATGACTCCTTAAAAAATTTTTATCACCAATCACACTAACCCCTCTAGCTCTAAGCTAGCAATCGCCATATTCCTTTTTTCCAACAATACCTCCCATTTTTTCAAAATGCCAAAGTTAATGAGGCTTTTGTAATTTTGTGTGATCACAAAGACACAAGGCTCACCTCTAAGCTCAATAAAAGCATTGATACACAAATCCATTGATGATATAGGGATAGCCACATCAAAAGAATTAGTCTTTTTATAATTACCCTTCATAAGGCTTGTATTGCCCTCTTCATCTGTTTGTATTTTTGAAAAATCAATCGCAGAAATTGTATTTTTATAAAGACTAATACCCAATTCTTCAACATTCCCACAAACAATATGCCCAATTTTGGCAATATCATTAGCAGCATTTAATGTGATTTTAAAACTAACTGCCCTATGAGCAGTACTGCGTTCAAAATAAATATCTTTTTGCCTTCGATTACTCCAATTACCAAAAAAATATTCCCTCCAATCAAAAATATCTCCTCCATAAAGTTGATATTCCACACTCTCTAAGATTTCTATTTCTTTAGTGTTCTTAGTATTGATAACCTCTATCTTTAGCCTCTCCCCCCACAAATTAGCCAGATATAAAGCCTTAGTTTCCTCTGCAGTGATGACAAGTTCAATATTTTGCTCTCTTCTAGCCTGCGTATTGACAAAAAAATCAAACGCAGCATAGTCATTACTAGCCCCCAAATTTTGCCAGTAAGCCTCTTTATCTAATGGCTCAGTGTTATTATCTAGCATACTTTTATAGCGAGTATGATTATTTTGGATGATTTCTCCTTTAACATAGGTTTTTCCTTGTTCATACAATGGAGTATCATCACTAAGGTTACTTGAGATGATGATAATATCTGAACGTCTTAAAATCTTCATCACACCACCCCTTGGGTCTTGAAAACAGGTTGCTGTAAACTCAAAGTATTTGCCATTTCTTGAAAAGAAGATAATAAGTTTTTAAGCGTCTTTAAAGTCTCTAATCCCAATTTTTCAGAAGTATTGGTATTTTCTTCACTAAGCTCATTTAGCATTCTAGTTTTCTTTAAATACGGATCAATCATTTTGAGTTTGGTTTTACTCTCATTTTTTAGGGCTTCTTCATATTTTTTAGAAGCTTCTGCACCGTTTTTTAAAGCCTCCCCTAAGTCATTGATTGTATTGATAGTGTTAGGATCAAAACTTTTCTTAATAGCTTTTTCTCTATACTGCAAGTAATTATCAATGTTAATGCCCCCTATTCCTAAGCTTTCTTCAATCCTTTGGATGTTCTTATCAGATAATTGTTTTTGATAAGCAAGCGTAGCAATATCATCACCCTTAAAGCCAAACAACCAACTTTGAAATTTCTCCCCAGAGCTAATATATTTGCCTAAAGTTTCTTTGATAGCTAAGGCAGTATCCTTAGAGTTAGAAGCCGCATAATCAGACCAGATTTTATAAAACCCTTCTGTTTTAGCACTATAAGTGACTTTGGCAGATGTTTTTACTTTTTGTAGGGCATCTTCATCTAACTTGTATTGGTTTGCAAGGTCTTTTAAAAAATCATCTAAACTATGAGAATAGCCATCAAAAATATAAAGTCCCCACTCTCCTGTATAATGTCGTTTGCTCTTATCATCAACAAAAGTAGAGATAAATTCTTTGATACCTTCATTATTCAAGCTCGCATAATCAGCATAAATACCTGCTTGGATACTAAGCTCTTTTGTACTACCAGTGATATCTTGGAGTAAATATCCAAAAGTCCTTAGATTATCCCTCACAGCCCTCAATGCTTGAGTATTAGCCTGCTGGTATTCCACCCAATCTTTTGTGCCTAACTCCATCCCAAAGCCATTTTTTTTGACCTCATGCCAATCAGTGCGTTCGCTAGCTTTGATAACATCCTTAGTAGCAGTGCCAAATAACTCTATACTTTGCTTAGATGTTTTTTCTGTATATGTCTTAAATCCTGATAATAAACTCCCCCCAATCCCACCAATAATACCCCCAAGCACAGGACCCAAAACAGGGACAAAAGTCCCAATCCCAGCTCCAAGACCAGCCCCTATTATTCCGCCTATTTGCATATCCTTTTTAGCTTGAGGGTTGGATTTATCAGCAAATAAGCTGCTAAATATCCCACTAGCAGCAATGCCTATAATCGCACCTGCTAGAGCCATACCCAATTTATCGCCTGCACTTTTTCCAAAATCCTGCCCATATTTTTCAAAAAGCTCTCCATCCCCAAATACCTTATCAAAGCTCCCTGCAATCATCTTAGAAAATGCCTCACCTATACTCGAATCAATCATTGCCCCAACCAAGCTTCTACTAAAAGCTTGAGTGAGGGCAGTAGATAATGAAGTACCCAAATCATTTATCCAAGAACTCATATCTCTAAATCTACCACTAAGGGCATTGAAAAACTGCTCATTTAAAGCAGAATTCAAATTTGATGTCCAATCACTATAAAAAGCATTTGTCTTAATGGCTACTTCTTTGAGGTCTTTGATTTTTTTATCATGCAATTTGGTTTCTACGCTATAGAGTTCTTTTGCCCCAGCTATACTAATCTCTTGATTTTTAAGCTTTTTGTTTATTTCAAGATTAAGATTATTGATAGTTTGTTCAAACCTCAAGTTCTCTAAAGCAATATTTTTATTCAATCCCTCATCCATTGCTTCGATATTTTTACTTTCAATAGCATATTTATTTTCAAAATAATTCTTAAGGCTTAAAGATTGATATTTTGAATCGAGTTCATCTACCAAGATACTTTGGGCTTTGAGGGCATCATTTAGTTTCATACCACTATCAATCCAGCCTTGTGTTTTAAGTGCGATTGCTAAGCTTTCTTTTTGGTATTCATTTAAGCCTATTTGTGAAAGTTCAAGATAAGCACTCTTAAGGCTATTGAGGGCATTGATATCTTGGGCAATAGCTTTAGGATTGCTTATAAGCTTATTTAGAGTTGGCACTTTAAGTTCATTTTCTCGCCTTCTTTTTTCATTCAAAAGCCTTTGGTATTCTTTTTGGGCACTTACAAACGGAGATTCCCCTGCAGTAAAAAATCGCTCAGAAAAGCTATAATCCCTTTGTTCATATTTCCTTTTTTGTTCTAAATAATTCTTTTTAGCAACTTGGATTTTAGAATCTAGTGTTTTATCATCAATTTTTTGAATATTATTGAGGGTATCTTGTGTTGAATTTTTCCAGTTTAAAAAGACTTCAGAGATAGCAAATAAAACAGCAGGCACACCAAAGCTAGAAAGCATTATTTTAAGCCCTCTTAAAGAAAGAGTAAAGGCTTTTATGCTTATATTAGCCACATCTATTCCATTGCTAAACAAAGCAATCGAGGCCTTGCTTAAAGCAAGCATTGCATTCACACTAGCAATAGCAGGCTTAGCCAATAAAAATGTTGAAGCAAACAAAGCAATATGTTTACTTACTTCTATGGTAGCTTGAATATAAGTTGCTAACTCTTGAGTATGATGATTTAAGTAATCACCAATTTTTTTAATACCCTCAGTAATGGATTGAAAATATGGTGCAAGAGCAGCTTGTTTGAGTGCATCCACACCTGTGTGCAAAGAAGAAAGTGCTGCCTCATAAGTAAGTGCAGATTTAGAAGCCAAAGAAGAAAAAACTCCAAGTTTTTCTAACATTAGGTTATAAAGATTACCTTCTTTTTTAGCCTTACTCATCGCCTCAGTACTCAATCCCTGTGCAGCTACAAATCTTCCAAATGTAGTCACTGTCTGTGCTACCCCACTACCCAAAGAATCTAGTGTGGTTTTCAAAGAATCCACACTAGCCCCACTAACTTGAGCAGCATACACAATCCCCTCAAAAACCTTCTTAGCTTCATTTAAGCCCATAGAAGCAGACGCAGTAGAATAAAATGATTTAAACATTTCAGTTAAATCTGCTACTGCATAAATAGAACTTTGATGGATTCTAGTCATATCTTTGATGACTTCATTTGCCTCTTGCATTGAAAGAGACCATTTAGTAGTAGCATCTATAGAATGCCCTAATGAATCGACATTTTGATGATTAAGCGTTACAAGAGAAGCCAAAGAAAGCTTTTGTTGTTCTAATACAGAGTTAAGACGGATAGATTCTTTGATAGGTTCTGTAAGGAAACCTATTGTTTTATCAATACCCTTCCACCATAAACTGATAGATTGTAATGGATGGGCATAACTATCTAATTGTTGTTTTATTTTTTGAAACCCTTTATTCGCAATCTCTGTATGTTCTTGTGTTTGCACTAAGGTTTGATTGAGCGAAGCAAGATTTTTAGTTTCTGTATTGATTTTTATCTTGACTGCGACATTTTTTTCCATTATAATCTACCTAAATTATATATCTCTAAGAGATGGAGGATATGAGTATGTTTTATCCAGTCGATGCCATTAGTGGCTTTTTGATAGTTTTGTTTAGTATTTTTTATTGGAGATATACAAAAAAACAAGAAAAATTGGGCTTTAAAATTGCCAAAGCCCAATTCCTTAACCTCCCACAAACTAAGCTTTACCTTAAAAAAGGCTATGAAATCTCTAAGATAACTGATTTGGGGAATGATGAATATGAATTTAACCTTACTTTGAATCCAGACAAAGACCCAAGCAATCCTAAAAATAAAAAAATACACCAAGAGATCAAAAAAAGCATTTAAAGCATTCAAAAACAATCTTTTATAACCCTTTAAAATAGTTTTAAAGCTTTGATTTAAAAGCTTGATATTTTGAATCTGACTAAATCTAAGAGTCTTATTCACTCCTAATCCTTTCTATTTCACTATTCATCTCTTTTAATATCCCATAAACCTCTATGCAATCCAAATCATATTTTTTACAATAATCCTTCACTACTATATAATCTATCTCATTCCATACCCCCATACCTCCACCTTGCAGCCTTTGAGAAAGGCAAAGACAGCCCGCAATAATGAGTTCTTCTATATCTTGTAATTCCTGAGCTAAAACAACAGAGTTTTTATCTTTAGATAAATACCCTTGTTGCTTTGCCCAGATGATTAGTTTTTTCTTTTTATCTCTTTTTGTTTGATAAACTCTTCATTCATAGCATTAAAAAAATCTTCCAAAGTAGAGTTTTCTAAAAGCTCATTGATAAAGGTATTTTTAATCACTCTAGCTTCTTCTTCAGAAAGCAATTTATTAGAATCTAAGCTATCGAGTTTTAAAATTTCTAGATTTTCTCTAAGGAGTTTTTCATTAGCTTGAAGTATTTCTTCTAGCCCAGATGCCCTAGAGATTTCTAAGACTTGCTTTTGATTGGGTTGGTAGTATCTAAAAGTATGGTTGTCTTCAGAGCTAAACTCTACATAATTTCTTTTTATTTTATAAACAAAGCTACTCATCATTTACCTCCTACACTATCTTTAGCAACGGATGGAGTTTTAGCTTCTTTACTTGCTCTATCTATAGCTTCCAAAGTTATCGATTCATCTTCTACGATATAATGGGTATAATACCCCTCACTCGTAGCATTCGCACTCCCCTCAAGCTCAAGTACTCCAAAATCCCCATCATTGATTAAGCTCAAATCTCCACTCATAGAAATATTAGCCTCATACACCACTGCTGCGACTTTTTTGCCAGCAATAGGTTTGCCCAAAAATGTAATCTTAGCTTTGATGATCCCCACACTACCTGCCTTAAGCACAGATAAAGCCGTATCTTTTAAAGCTTTCCCTCCAAATGGAAAGTCCTCGCCTGTTTTAATCACTAAGCTTTCTACCTTCGCTCCAAAGGCTAAAGCTAGATTTTGTGCAGAAAAATCATTGCACTTCATTTTAAGCGTCATTGATTCATCAGTGATGATTTCAGCTATTTTTTGTTTGGCTCCATTTTCCCTGCTAAAAGCTTGAGCTTTTGTGATTTCTCTACTCAAAGTAAGCTCAATACACCCTAAATTAAAAGGTTTTTGCAAACTCCCATCTTCTTTATAGATTTCAATATCTACTCTACCACCACTAAAAAATAAGTTTTCTTTTTGCTTGTCCATATCAATCCTTTTTTGTCCCAAATTTTTTTTCAAAAAATGAAATCACAAGCCTTGAGGCAGTTTCTGCCCCTATAAAGCCAACGCCACCTGCTAGAGCTGAAGAGAGGGATAATGGAAAATTTGTATAATAATTAAGCACTTCATAAGCAATCCAAGTAGTAAGCATAGAGCTCCCCACTCCATAAATCACATATTGAATCATCTTAGCCTTAGTATCAATGCTAACTTCTTTAATCGTCCTTAAGACAAAAAGAATGCCTACAAATATCCCTAAAATCAAGATGAAAAAATAAGGAAGATACTCCCTTATAGATATCCCCAAAATCACCAAATCCTTTTCCACGCCCTAATCCTTATCCCTACCTTTGATACAAAACCTTAAGTCCTCCTCTAATAGCTCCATATAGCCCAACAACCTTTGTATATCTTTAGTCACATCCCCGCTCCTAGCTGGTTTTTCTCTAAGCTCAATCCCACACTTAGTAGGGACTAATACCTTCTGATATATAGGGTAGCTACAGCCCTCAAGTAGAATCAGGAGGGTTATAGAATAAATCCAATGCATCCTTTATCCCTTTTAGTTGAGATTGGCAATCCTTATCTTCAATCTCAATCTTTTTGTATTTCTTAATGATTGATTTTTCAATCTCAGGCAAAGCTTTTTTATAAGCTTCTATATTTAGAGCTTTTGAAGCAATAAATTGATTTTGATACTCTAATTTTTCTTCAAGCTTAGCTATTTCTAATCCCTGCTTAATCCCATCATCTATTTTATGATGGATATAAAATCTTATCCCGCCAATGAGTCCTATAAGGGCTAATACACTTATCAATAAGGTTTTAAATCTCAATAAATCAAGCATCTCTATCTTCTTTTTCCATAAGCCCACTAAGCCTTAAGGCTCTGTGTTTAACTTGAATAAACCAATCAGAATCCCTCATCTCTTTGGCTGCTAATTTATAGTCATGAACTTTAAGGGCTTGGATCATTTTTTTAAACCCTATAAGTTTCTTGATACCTAAATTGTAAGCCATATCTAAAAGCACAGCCTGTCTTTGAGAATCAAGATGATTAAACCAGCCAAATTTAGATAGATTGCCATAAAGCTCTTCTACTCTACTAGCTAGCCAATCACTAGCCAAATCTTCACTATATTCTTGATGATTTAAATCCAAACTTCTTTTCTCTTCATCTGATAATGGAAATACTTTCAAATTCCTCCCATAACCAATCGTTAAAATACCTTTTGTATCCAAGTAAGGTTTAGGCTTAAAGCCCTCATGAATCTTAATCAAACTCATAGCCTTAGAGATAGCCTCACTCTTCATAAAGCCACCTTAAGTTTGATAGATATTTCATAAACAAATAAGCCCTCATTAATAGCATTTAGTCTCAACCCCTCAAAAATCATCCGTGTTTGCTTATTGAGTGCTTGGTTTTCAAATATTTTCAATACACACTCATCACTAGCTTCTAATCCTGCATTCATATCCTTATCCAATGTATTAAAAGCAATCAATAGCTTAAAGCTCCCCTCTAAGCTTCTATTTTCTCCTTTAGACAATCCTTCAAATACAAAGTACTTACCCCTCCCTTTGATAGTTTCTGAACTCAAAGGGATAAAATCAAAAAAGAGTTCTCTAAGGCAATGGATTAAATAAGCTATCTTCATAAAAAATCCTTCCTTTGTAAAACCAAAAGTTTTTTAGAGCTTTTCAATCCTTCATCATCTATATAAGGAGCTTTTTCAATCACTTTTAAAGCTTTGTTTAAAAGCATTTCATCTTCCCCATTCAACCCAATCTTTAGATAAAGCTTAAGCCTTGCATAAGCAAAATCTAGCTTGATATAATCTGCTACCTTTTTATCCCCTACTGCTTCATCCATATCTTTAAGTGCTTTGAAAGCTAAAGCTTCATTGACCTCTCCCTCATTATCCAAAGCCCCCTTAGCCCGCTCTAATAATTCATTTAATAATGGATGAGTAAAGTTTGGTTCTTTAATAGACTCCTCTTGCATTATCTGCCTTGAGGAGACTTTTTAATCTCTTTAGCTTCCTCATTGAATGCTTGTTTTTCTTCTATCTTGCCTAATCTAGCCTTTATCTCATCAATATTGATTGTAAGGTTTTGTAATGTTTCTAAGATTTTAGAAGTGTTTTTAACCTTTTGCAACTCTAAAGCTTCTTTATCTTTATTCAAATCTTGTCTTAAGCTTCTAGCTTGTTCTCTATTATTCATATTTCTCCTCCTTAGATACTACTGCCATCTGATTTAAAAGCTTGCTGCCACAATCCATAGCCTGCATTATCTTCAGTATCGATACCATAACGCAGCTCTCTCCTCATAAAGTTTGCTTCAGAATCTGGTTTATCCAACGCACTAAATTCTACTTCTTTATTTTTTTGCAAGACAAAAGGCTTGATAGTTTTAGTCGTATCAAAGAGATACCAAGCTTTAGGATCATTAAGGAAAGGACAGACATAAAGCTCTCCCATTCCATAAGTCATATTAGTTTCGCCATTTTTAAGCGTTTGCTTATTAAGTATCTCAATCCCTACATATTCAAGCTCAGGTGGCACGACCAATAAAGATGGCGTAATCCTTAAAGGTTTGCCCTCTTCATTGACAACTCCTCTCATTTCAGAACGTGCTTGCATAAAAGAAGCTTGACTTAAAGCCTTATTTGAAATATTGGTAAATTTTTTTGTTCCTATCATATGGCTATCCGAAAAGAAGTTTTGCCCATCATAGCAAACCCCATTAGCCTCAAGCAGTGAGAACACCAAATCATCATAATGCCCAAGTGCAAGCTCAGCCATATTTTTAATCTGAACAGCTACGATGCCAAGCGAATCATAAGCGATGACATCCCTATCTACAGTAATAGTGCTTTCGAAATTCTTCTTAGAGATCAGATATTTATACCCCTCAATCTGTTTAAGAACCCTATCACCTACCCATTCTCTCATTGATGGAAGTGCTGCAAGCCAGCGATAATCCACGCTAATAGTATTAGCTTTTACCTCCATAGCGATTTTTTGATAATCCCCAGTTTTAGCTTCCAATGCGTTATTAAAAAGTGCTGAAAGCTGTATGCTTACTTCTGCAATCGTTTGTGCGTCTAATTTCATTTTTACCTTCCTTAATTCTTATTGATTGATTCCAAGCTGTCGCTTGATTTCTAAGCTTAACTCTGATTGGAAATTTTTATTTTCTTCCATATTGCTAGTTTGAAGACTAGAATCAGAAATAGCATTTTTAGCTTCGATCTTATATATCTCTAAAAACTTATCTAACGTTTCAGCATTTAGCTCTAAAAGCTCTTCTTTTCTTGATGGCAATAATTCTTTATTAGCAATCGCTTGTTCTATCCTTTGGATTTGATGATTTTTCTCTAGCATTGCCCTCTCTTGAAGTAGTTTTTCATTTTCATTTCTAAGGGTTTGATTTTGAGTTTTAAGCTCACTTATATCTTTGCTCAAAGCTTCTAGTTTTTCAAGTGCACCTTTAAGTTCATTTTCCATTTGTATCCTTTCATTATTTGATTGAAGAGTTTCAAATTGATTGTTCAATGCCAAGCCGCTAAGATTAGGGAGATTGACTAGCCCGATTGAATGCAGGCTTTTGACCACTAGCTTACCCTCATCTTTGATAGCCCTAAAAGCAGGGGATAGATAACGATAAGCTTTATTTTTAACAAGTTCACTCCCCTTAGGCGTAAGCTCTAAGTCTGCATAAATACCATCTTCTTTTAAGATTGGATTTTTAAACCATCCCATTGCCTCACCCTCATATTGATGGTTTAGATCCAACATCAAATCAGCTGGAGATGTTTTGAGCCCTCCATAGACCTCTTCCCCCTTGATTTCAAAACATCGCCCATCAGCCCCTACAACCTCTTCTCCCACAGGCAAGATTTTTACTTCTTTTTGAAAAATAGGTTCTTTAAAGTCTTCTTTAAAATTCAGCTCTAAAAACAGATTATCCATTCAATTCCTTTCTCAATTTTAAAAATCACATTCTAATCCCACTAAAATGGTATTTTTGTCAAAACTTTTGTCAAAAAATCCACCCAAAACTTGCCACAATGGCAAAAAATATTCAATCAAGGGAAGCAGTGATAAATAAAGAAAAAAAACCAAAGTCTTCAAATATCAGAGAAGAGATTAGGGCAGCTTATATACAAGGAAACACTATTGGAGATATTTGCTTAGCTTTTGATATGAGTCCATCAAATATCCATTATCACAGGAAGAAGGATTTAGAAAATGGCATTGATTGGCACAGCCTTAAGGTTGAAAATCAAAGGGATTTATCAGATTTAGGAAAAAAGAAAGACTTATTTTTAAAGAAGCTTATCGGGGCTTTTGAAAAGGTATTAAAAGACTCCAATGATGATTCCTTAGAGCCAAAAACACTCCAAAGCTTCGCAGAAGCTTATTATAAAATCCTCTCACCCAAAAGCTTTGATGCAAAAACCCTAACCCAAAAAAGTGCCCAAGATACTATTGAAGCAATTGCTAAGCTAGCATTAAAAGAAAACAATCAAGCCGTCGCTAATTTTTTATCACAAAAAGCTGACCAAATCATTGAACTTGTCTTTAAAAAGAAGAGCGAGGGTTTATGAAGTTCTATTTATGTTGTTGCAATCATTTTTGCCCAAAAATAAAAAAATTCACAAATACCCCTAAAATCTTCTTAAATCTCAAGACCAATATACAGATAGCACCCTTTGAATTTTATAAGCTTTTAAAGCCATTTAAAACCCTTTTAAAAGCTATTTTTGGATTCAAGAGTCATTAAAGGACAGATAAAATGAGAGATAACAAAGAACTCCGAGCTTTCCTAAAATCCCTTCCATTATTGGGAGATAAGGATAGGGAAGTGCGTATTAGGCAAGCCAAAGAAGATTTTAGATTTTTTACTCAAACCTACTTTAGCCACTACCTCACCCCTAATGATACTTCGATATTTAGAAACTTCGTATATGACAATATAAAAGAATTGTTAATCCCTCATAAAATGCTTTTATTCAAAGCCTATCGTGGGGCAGCAAAGACGACGCTTTTAAGCAGATTGCTTACTTTATGGCTACTGCTTTGCCAAAGCAAACATTACGCACTCATCATATCCTCCACACTTGATATTGCTAAAGAAAGCATTGAAACGCTTAAAGTTGAATGTGAAGAAAATACCAATCTAATCAGTGATTTTAGCCTCAAAGTTGGAGGTGTATGGAGTGGAGAAGAATTTGTCCTAAGAGTAGATAAAAATCTTATCAAAGTCAAAGCCTTTGGAGCAGCTAAGAAAATCAGAGGCACAAACTTTCTAGGCAAACGCCCTGATTTTATTGTCTGTGATGATATAGAAAATGATGAAAATGTCCAGAGCAAAACCCAAAGAGACAAGCTCCAATCTTGGTTTTTAAAAGCTGTACTAAAACTCCCCTCAAGAACACAAGATTATAATATCTTAATAGTAGGCACCACTCTGCATTATGATTCTTTACTCTCACGTTTAGAAACAAGGAGTGATATTAAAAGTTTTAATTTCCCTCTAGTTTTAGATTTTGGAGAAAGCATCGAAGGCTTAAATAAGGATAATGCTAATAGCTATCCTTACAATGAGATGATTTTAGATGATGAATGTTTAGATAAGCAAAGCGTGCTTTTAGAGTTTTTAGAAGACAAAGACTCTTTTTTCTCAGAATATCAAAACATGCCACTTTCCAAAGAAAATGCTCCCCTATCAAACTACATCACTTATGAATGCTTACCTGCCCAAATTGATTCTGCTTATATTGGCATAGATCCAAGTTTAGGCAAAGCAAGGGGTGATTTATTTGGCATATGCGTACTTTTTTATTCCAAAGCCCTCGATAAATATTATGCCAAAGCCCTCCCTTATAGGATCAATCCAGAAAAGATGATTGATGTGATTTTAAAGACTTATTTAAAAGCTTATCAAAAAACTCCTTTTGTAAAAATTGCCCTTGAAACAGTTGCCTATCAAGAGTTTTTCAAACAAATCTTAATAAAAACTGCTAAACAAAGAGGCTTAGGACTAATCCCAGTCATAGAATTAAAAAACACTCAAAATAAAGAACTAAGACTAGATACCCTAGCACCACTTTTAAGTGATGGCGATATATTGATTGAAAAAAGCTGCTATGAACTAAGATTAGAGCTAGATACTTATCCAAAATCCAAATACGATGACCTCTTAGATGCCCTAGAGTTTGCCCTAAGAATCGCAAGAAATGCAAAGCATACAAACTATGCCCTAAGCCTAAAAGCTTCAAGACACAATAAAGCAAGGTTCCAAAACCTAAAACAAAGATTATAAGGAAAAACAATGCAAGCTAAAAAAGATATAAAAAAGCTTCAAAGCACTATCAATCTCAATTCTATTTATAAAAACCCCATCCCCTTAAACATCCCCTATGAAAGGGTAAAAAATGCCCTCAATAGTGATAATATAGCTGAGCTTTTAGGGATTTATGGACATTTTTTAAGATTTGATGCTCAAATCTCTAGTGAAATCCAAAAGCGAAAAATCTCCCTCTCAAGACTCCCCTTTATGCTAGAGAGTCAAGATAAAGCACAACAAGCATTTTTAGAAAAGCTAGTTAGCGCTACAGGCTTTAGAAGATTTTTATTTGAAGCTAGCAGTGCGATTGCTTATGGATTCGCTCCTTTTATATTAAACTGGAGTCTTCAAGAAGGGCTTTATTATCCTTCATTTTCCTATATCAGTCCCAAATACATTTCATCTAAAAACAATCAGCTTTATATATCAATAGGATTTGATAAGATTTTTTTAAAAAAGAGAGAAGATATATGGGTATATTTTCATCCAACCGATAGCTCAGATTTGATAGGAGAGGGATTGATGTATCGTGTGATTGCAATCGCATCTTTAAAATACATCGCACTTTCTAAATATATGAGCTATTTAGATTCTCTTTCCATACCACCCCTTGTAATGAGGGCAGAAAATATAGACAATGAAGAAGATTTAGAAAAGATGATGGATTTGCTTTTCAATCTTAGGAGTAATAGTGTAGGTATTTTTGGCAAAAATGATACCTTAGAGCTTTTGAATGGCAATGTAGATAAAGGGACATTTTTAGAATTCATCAGGTATTGTGATGAGGGAATTTCTAAGCTCATCACAGGACAGGTCTTAGCAGGCAATTCTACAAGTAATGGCACACAAGCCTTAGGGAATGTGCATGATAAAATAAGGAAAAATACAGAAGAATATGATGCAGCTTTAATGAGTGAGGGGATTAGAGAGCTTTTAAAAAAGGCTTTAATTTTAAACTTTAAAGATGTAAAAGATTTTAGTTTTGAGCTTGACACAAACACAGAATCTGATGAAAACGAACAAATGGAAGTCTTTGTCAAACTCAAGCAAATTGGCATAGATATCCCATTAGAGCATTTAGAACAAACCTTTAAAATCAAAGGACTTACAAGAAGCCAAATAGATTTTTCAAATCCTAAAGATGAGCTTTTAGAAAAAAATACAAGAGAAGATAATAAGGTTTTAAAAACTTCTCAAACCCAAAAGCCCTTAAGCGAACTAGAGATTGATGATACAAAACTAGAGCCTTATGAAGAAAAAATAAAATCCATTGTCCAAACCATAGCAAACAAAGCTTCCACTTATCAAGAAGCTTATGATGAGCTTTTAAATTCCTTTGAAAACAAAGACTTTGATATAGCTGAAGAAGCATTATTTGATTTATTAGGCAATGCAGAGCTTAAAGGGAGCATAGATGGTAAAGCTTGATTTCAAACTCCCTCCATTAGATAATATGGCTTATTTGATGAGCAAACACCCAGAGCTAAGCTTTGATTATGATGAATTAAAATTTGATGCCCATAACAGAGCTTTTAGTATTTCTAAAATGACCAAATTAGATTTATTAGCAGATATACAAGCCTCACTTTTGCAAGCCCAAAGCAAAGGATTGGATTTTGAGCTATGGCAACAAAACATCCTCCCCACACTAAAGAAAAAAGGTTGGCTAGGCAAAAAAGAAGTCATAAATCCTACCACAGGCGAAGCCAAAAAAATCAACATAGACTCTTCTAGGCTAAAAACTATCTTCAATACAAACATAAACTCCGCTTATGCCAAAGCCAAAAAACAAGCCCAATTTCAAGAGGACAATCAAGCAGTCTATCTAAGATATGTAAGCCTTTTATATGGCAATCGAAGGGAAGCACACAAGCAATTACACGGTATCATCAAGCATAGAGATGATCCCTTTTGGAAAGAGAATTACCCTCCAAATGGCTATAACTGTGCTTGCAGAGTCTATGCTTATACCAAAGAACAGCTTGCCCTTAGAGGCTGGAGTGAGTATCAAAAAGAATTACCCACCATAGCTGACAAAAGCTTTAGAGGCGATATATTAGAAAATAGCAATAAGCAACTAGAAGAGATTTATAAACAAAAAGCCAAACGCATAGCAACACTAAATAGCCCTTCCAAATTGCTAAAATCTTTAATCTTTCAAGATTATGTAAACATCATAGAAAATCGCAAACGCTGGAAGGAAATAAAAGAGTTGTATCAAAATCCTAATATAGATAAAAAAATCATCATTGCTAAAACCACTCAAGAACTTCAAAATCTACTCCAAACCAAAAGCCCATCAATATTCTTATCCAATGAAACGATGTTAAAGCAAAAACAAAGACATAAGGAATTAGGAGCCTTTGATTATTATTTGATTGCTCATATGGGTAAACCTATTTATAGGTTTAAAGATGGGGATTATAGTGTAGTGTTTGTAGAAAAACTTAGTAGCAGGTATAGGATAGTATATAAAGTGACAAAAGATAGGAGTGAGGTGTATGTAACAAGTCTATTAAAATATAGCAGAAACGACAAAGATTTTGAAAAAGAAATTGAAAATTTAAAAAGGAACAAAGAAGAAATAAAAGACTCAAGGAGAGTGAGTCCACCTCTCCTGCTTGAATGTGTGGGGAGACTCCTTTCCCACTATTCACCCTTCCACTGGACTCTAGCTTCGTATACCAAGTCGACACGGCATTCAAGCTTAATGGTATTGTCCATTAAAGAGATTTTATCATTTCCTTAATAATGAATCTATAAAAATCTTTAAAGAGTATAAAAATTACAAAAAGAAACATTGAGACCCTATAGGAGCATAAGATGTCTAATAACAAAAAATTCCAAAACTTGATAAAAGATATAGAAAGAATGAAAAATTTTGAAAAAAGCGAGGGGATGAGAAAGCTATTGTCCACGACGGCTTCTAGATTGGAAAGTATCAGTGATGAGAGCTTTGAATTCAAGCAAAGCCCTTTTGAAGAAAAATGGCAAGATAGAGCCAAAAGCACTAAGCTCAAACTCTTAAGAGAAAAAAAGCTAAGCCAAAGTGATATTTTACAAGTAAGTGGTCATTTACGCAGGAGTATCCATACAAAGATAGGTATTGACTCTGTTATCTTAGGGACAAATGTAAACAAAAGCTATGCACCAATACATCAATTTGGAGGTTATGCAGGAAGAGGCAAAAAAGTAAAGATTCCCAAAAGAGCTTACTTACCCATTAATGATAAAGGACAATTACCCAAGCCTTTAGAAAAAGACATTGAGACTATGATATGGAAATTTTTAGAGATTTAAAATCAATTCTTAGAGATTTTATCTCTTTTTTTATAGTCTTTTTCAATACTTTTTATCTCTTTTTTGACATCTTTAATGTGTTTTTGTCTTGCCAAAAGCTCAGGTTTAATTCCATCATTTTCTATCATTATATTTCGCACTCTTCTTCCAACTTCTTTAGCGGTATTTTCAAGATTTTTTTGGCCAAAAATATGATTATTTTGAACATTTGCTTCTGTTTCAGATAGTCTAAAAAGATTTGCTGCTAATTCTCTTTTTCCCATATAATCAAAAAGAGTAGCTTTCTTCTCAACACCTTTAATTTCTTTAAGTTGATCAAGTCCCATATTATACATTCCCATATAGCCTGCATTTGAGAAATTTGCATAATTATCAACCCCATGATTTTTAGCAACAGAATTTAGGGAATTTATTTTTTCAGAGACCTCTTGCCTAATTTCAATTCTTTCAATTTGTTCTGCTCGGATTTCTGCAATTGTATCTGCTAATGCAGCAAAATAAACTTGAGCTTTTGCTACATTAGGTTTTTTTATATCGCTGTTCATAACGATTAAAAAACAAGCAAATCTATCGAGTTTATAATCACCACTGGAATTGGTTAAAGGTCTGAAATGATCTGAAACATCAATTGACAAACTAGCACATACTGATATTGCTTTGCCAATATTTTTGGAAAAAGTTTTATAATTTTCATATTCAAGCATTTTTGCAAGTTCGCTAGCTAGCCAATATTTACTACCATTCTGATAAGAAGAAAGTTCAAAAACATTCTCTTGGGCATTAACATCAAAAAGAGTTATTTCTTCCATTCTTTACCTTATTTCATTAGCTTAAACTTAAAATATTTATAAAAGCATTATACAAAAAACTAATAACAACTCCTTTAAATGCTTGTATAAAAATTTTATAAATAGAATTTTCTCCAATCTTAAGAAAAAAATACCATAAAACCCACTTTTATTCTCTAAAAATGGGTTTTAGCAATGGTCATTTTTCTTCCAATGCTTTTATTTTTTTCTCAAGTTTATTCAAACGCCACCCATTTACACCAACCCACCCTGCCAATATGATGATTAACAAAAATTCTAAGTCCATTTTTTACCTCCTATGGTATAATTGAATGTATAGATAAGATGAACCCCTTGTTAAAAGGGGATTCGTTTAACTTATAAATAATTTAGCTATTGCTAAAATATAAAAAACGATTTGTAAAACTAAAGCTGTAACTCTAAGTTTTTTCATCTTATCTTATTCTCCTTTCTTTAAAATTTAAAACTTGTTATCTACAAGTTTTATGCAATAATTATACTATAAAACAAGATTTAAGTCAATTAAATTACAATAATTCATTATAGATATTTGTAAATAACAAGTTTAAGTATTGTTATTTGCTAAGAATAGATTGAAGTAAAGTCTTAAATTGATTGAATTCTTCTAAATCTTTTTTGAATTCTTCACTCTTAATTGCTTTTATTTGTTGTTTTAAATGATGATTCTCTAGTATAAGATTTAAACTAGCTTCTATTTGTGCACTTACTTTATTGTTGCTAACACTGCTTGCTAAAGTAGTATCACTAACTCCTATCGCCTCGCCTAGTTCCTTATAAGTCATTCCTAGCTCTTTGGCTGTCTTTTTAATGAGGTTTTGCTCTTTTAACTCAAACGCAAAATGCCATTCTATGCAATAAAATATTTCCTCTGTTTTTTCATTTTTAAAAATAATATGATTGCCTCCTTCATGCCAAAAAGGCTCATAACCTAATATTTGTGTGATTTGTTGTAAAACTTCAGGAATGATTGCTTTTTCATTCCCTCTTTTGATTTCTGTACTTAATTGGATTTTATCCTTCAATGATCCAAATATTTTAATCCTCTCATTTGAAAAAGAATCTAATTGGTCAATCATTGCAGTATGGTTTATTTTTATCCATTCAAGAACGCTTGAATCTACTGCTTTATTTAAACCATTATCTTGGCAGTACTTCATAAAATCTTCATAAAAAGATAGTTTTGATGTTTTATTGTTAAGATAGAGCATTTGTTTATTCTGTTTTTCAGATTTTTCACATAGGGTTATAAATTTTTCATAAGTCATTTTTCTTTCCTTATTTTATATAATTTTACCTCACAAAAGTCCTAAAACCTAATCCAATTCTATAGAGACATTCACTTCCATTTCTAAGCCTTCTTTTTCATAAATCTCTTTTCCTTTATTATACTTCACACATTCTCTGATTTCTTCAAATACAGCCCTTAGCTTTTCATTTTTACATTGATTTTCAAAATCCCCTTTAGCCTTCTCTTCATTTTGTTCAATCTTATTTGTAATATCTTGAGAAAAGATTTTAAAATCAGATTTAAGATAAGCTTTTACTTTTGTCCAGTATGCTTTTGGTGAGCTTTTTTTAAGCTCCTTATACCATTGCCTCATATTTTCTAAAAGTTCTTTTTCTCTCATACGATAAAGGCTTAAAGCACCAGGATGATCTAAGATAATAAAAAGCGTATTGTGTTTGATAGAACAATAAGTAATATGCCTTTGAAGCTCTTTACCCAAAGACTTTTTTACATATTCAAGCAAAGCTTTCCTAAAAGCAAGCTCCCCTCCTATCTCTCCTTGCACTAATATTTGAGCTGGTTTTTTAAATGGAAGCTCTACATAAGAGCTTAGCTCCTTGCTAATATTGTTATCCATTTTCCTCTCCATACACCTTAGTTTGATTTAACTCTATCTTATGCCTCCTAATGATTTCTCTTACCTTTTCTACAGAGAGATTATACCTAGTAGCTAAAATCTCATAGTTATAGCCATTAAAATCTCTCATTATCCTTTCTTTCACATCAGGGACTACTTGAGGGATATATACGCGCAATCCACCATATTTCTTGCATATTTTTTCAAAGCTCATCCCTCCCTTATAATCTTCACAGATTTGATATAGCCTATGCTTTGTCATTGCTTAGCCTTTATATTCAGTATTATTAGCGACCTTAAATATATTCAATCCACTGCCCTTAGATTTCTTGTATTTCAAAGTTTTTTCTAGTCCAATGATAACCTTAGAAGCCTCTTTGATTGAAAGCTCTCTTAAAGCTTTAGATTTTTTTAGCATTCTTGTCATAAAACCCTCTAGATCTTTATCATTCCAAGAAAGCTCCTCTTTAATAATCCTAATCTTTTGAAGTTGTGCAAAACTCAATCTTCCTTTTTTGATAATGATCTCTCTATTTGGATCAATCAGAGCAAAATCTCTATCATTCCTCCTGCCTGAAAAAATATGCAATATTTCTTCAAGCTCACTGATAGACAAAAGCCCTGAGCTTTTTTCTTTATAGCGTACATAAAGCCAATCTTCCCAAGCTTCATTATTTTTTAGTTCTTTATATTTTGGATGAGTATGGATTTTGATGATAAGTTGCTTCCTTAAAAGTGCTTGTTTTTGAGTCATTTTTACCTCCTTTTATTTTATTTATATGGTTTTGAGCCTTGCTAAAAAACCTAGAAAATTAGGTTGAGAGGAAAGTATTTGTCCATTCTCTTTCCTCTTCAAGCGTGCAGTAGCAAGATTTTATATCTTGCGTAATTTAGCAAGGCTAAACCCACCCAATCCTATAAAACCTATTTAAAAAGTCCCAAAAGCCCCTTTAAATGAGTTTTAAATTTTGCCAATGCTTAAAAATCTTAAGCATTGTTTTGTAAGTTTTCAATCTTAGACACTATCTTAAAATTGTCTTTAACTACCCTCTTAATTCCAAGCTTTACCAAAGAGCTATCATCTAACTCACATAAGACATCTTTATTTGGCTTTTCTTCATAAATCAGACAATCCCTAAAGCCAAATTTTTTAATAGCATCAATAAGGGCTTCTACCTTAGCTTTAGCCCTAGGTAAACTCACACTTTTAGAGACCCGATAGCCGATTGTGCCAAACACAAGATCCTTACTCCTTTTTTCTGCAAAATCTGCCTTATTAGCAGAACAAAAGTTTTCAATCTCTTGTTCCAAAAAGTTTTTTTCATTTTCTAACTCTAAGATTTTCTCCCTCACACCTTCTTTGATCTCATTGATTTTTAAGGTTACCTCACCTTCGATATTAGCGATACCCACTTCACATTCACAGATTTTTTTCAATGCATTATTAATATCTTCATAATTTCTAATTTCCATTGCTAACTCCTTTATTATAATCTTTCATAATTTTCATTATAAAGAATTGCATTGTTTTAAGCCATTGGGCATCCATATGCAACTCTAGCCTCTCTATCCTCTTTTCTAATCTCACATAACTTATATGAGAAAAAATCACATAAATCACTATCAAAATAGAACTTGATAAATTCAATACATTTAGTATAAAATCCATAATCACTCCTTATTTATTTTATTCCTCGCTATTTGTTAGAATTTTATACCTGTGGCTAAAATGACCAATATCAATGGCAATGCGATTAAAACATCAATAAAAAATTCACTAAATTTCATCTTCACCTCCTATTACCCATAAATTTCATAATAAGAAAGCCCATAAGCCTTCGCTAGTTCTATCTCTTTTTTCATCCCAGCTGAATCCTTTGAATATAGCGTTTTCACACTCAAAATACATTGACAATGTTCTAACATCAAAAGCCCAGCTTCTAGCACCTCATTCCTTTCACTCTCCTCATCATACACACCCCAAAAAAGCAGCACAGGGCAAATAGGCACAAACCCCATTTCCTTAGCCATTCTAGCTCCTTTGATAGCATAAGATTTAGCCAACCCCATCCAATCCATTGGCTCTAAAGACTCTTTTACACTTCTATAAGGCGAGGCGACATAACAAAATTGTTTCATAATCAAAGCTCCTTTTGTTGATTTTTCTTTACTATATCAATAGCTGGGTATTGATACCCTCTTTGATAAGCAGTATCTGCCCTTAGTTTGGAATAAATCACTCCTTTCCACACAAAATACCACCTACTACAATAATCTGCCCTCATCCCTTTTATCATCTTATTTTTCATCTTTAAGTCCTTATAAAAACATCATTTTTGCAGCTTCTAGCACCGTCTCTTTATCCCTCATATCACAGCCATATGAGGCTAGTTTTTCAATCCTACGCTTAAGCTTTATGCTTTTCCTAAAGTTCCCTCTGCTAAAGCCAAAGATATGTTTGTTTGAAAATGCCAAACTGCATTCTTCATCACTAAGCCCCTCCATTTCCCACTTACTTCCTATCCTAGAGCTAAGCTGTGCTAGTTCGCCATTCTTGCCCAAAAGATTACGCATCAAAATATGCGTACCAATCAACACAATAGGGATTTGTGAAAAATCATGGATCCTCCTCAAATCTTCCAATGCCCGCAATGGCAAATGCTCCCCCTCATCTATAAGCAGCACAGCATCCCTTTTAGCAAACTCTTTAGCAATAGCCCTCACACATTCATCTAAGCTTTTTGATTTTTCAATCCGTAGCTTTTCACATAAAATACCTAGCAAAGTCTTAGCCGTAGTATGCAAAGTAGCTTCTATCAAGATAGCATTAGGATGAGATTTAGCATATTCTTTAGCAATGATACTTTTACCTGTACCAGGAGCACCATATATAAGCCCCATTTCTCTATCCTCAACAGCTACCTCAATGACTAATTGTGCTATTTTCTTATCCTTGCTTTCAAAAATACTTTCTATATTCTCTATTTTTTTAAGCCTCTTATTCATAAAATCTTGGATATAAAGCTTCAAATCTCTAGCTAATTCTAAATTCCTCCCTTTATACTCACCCCTAAGAAAGGGTCCAATCACAGAGCCATTACTTTTGCCAATAGCCCTTCCAAGTCCTGCTTGCGTGATACCCTCTGATTTCAGAAAGTCCCTTACTATTCCTTTAGTCTCATTTATATAAGCCTCTTGTTTATCCTTTGGCATTTTTTCTAAAATCTCTACGCTCAAATCCTCTTCTTGACAAAAATCTAAATTTTTCATAAAATTCCTTTTCCTTTAATTTTAATTTTTAGCCCTATTTGATTTATCATTTAGGGCTTTTTTTATGCCTTTTTAGAGGCAATATCCTCCCAAGTAACGCGTTTTTTATTCAATGTCTTTTCATCTTTTTCCTTCATATTTGAAATTTTTTCCATCCATTCACCCCCTGAAGCCATCTTGGCAATACTGCGACTTTTGGCATCTTCTAATTGAGTATTGATTGGTTGGATTTGAGGGCTATTAGCACTAAGAAGAGTATTAGCAATGCTTTTATAAAGCAAAGGAGTCTCTGCTTCTACCCTCATCCTAGCTTCTATCATTTTCTTCTTGAGTGCTTTTTTGGTTTTTTGATAGATTTTTCTAGAAGCTTTAGCTATTTCCATTGTATCTGTATGGGTATTTTGAGCTAGTGCTATATCTATGAATTGTTTGTCCTTATCATATATGAAAGCTTGAGCAATATTATTGATATTAACCCCTACATACACACTGCTATGTTTGTATAGACTAGGAAGCTGGTAAGTAATACCCCCTAGACATACCCCCTTCTTATTGACTGATTTTTTCTTCAAGACACTAAGATAAGTTGAGAGTTCATAATCAGATAAGCTTATTGCCTCATCAGATTTGGCATTATAGATATTAATAGGAGAGTCTCCTAATGTAGCGTTATACTTATTGAGGGCTATTTTGTTATAGTTCTCTACTTGTTCTTCAAATTCTTCTAAGCTTAAAAGATTTTTCAAATAAGTTTTTTCACCTTTTTTAAGCCTGCGTTCCTTTCTTGTATCAAACTCTTCGATAGATTTTCTCTGCCCCACACTATGCCCGATATACCCACTCATCCATTCCACAGCCTTATGCTGGAGCTTTTTAAAATTGCTTTCTACATAAGGTTTTAGCCACCCACTATAAGGAGCTGTATGGACAAACTCAATACCAAGCCTAAGGCAAACCTCTTGCACATAAGCACTCCTAAATGCCCTCCCATTATCTCCTCTAATAGTTCTAGGCTTACCATAAGCTTTGATATATTTAGCAATCGCCCTGCTAACACCAAGCGAATTCTCTGTATCTGCTAGCTGAAAAATACACACTCTAGAATATACATCAATCAATGCGATAAGCACATAACGCTTTTGCACCCTCTCCATAGTCTCAATATCAAACCCATAGCTTTTGCATAAAAGTGGCACATCCAAAATAGCATCAATAGAAGTAGCATCAATTTCTACGATTTGATTGATAGTATCTACATTCCAATCCATCCTTCCTACAGCAGGCAACATACAAGAATCTGCCTTACTCTCACCTCCCTCTACCATTGCTTTAAGGATTTTGTTATTTTCCAAATACCTCTCTACATAGCGTTTAAGCGTATTGTAAGAAAATAACTCTGCTTCTTTTGATAAAAATAGCTTAAAATCAAATAAGCCCATTTTTGATAGATTCATATGAGCAAGCTCATAGATATTAGAGAGGTTAAACCTAGCCTTTGAAGCTAGTATAAGACGATCAATAATATCTTTTAAAACAAGATTATTTTCAATAATCCCTGCTTTTGCCCTATGTTTACCCCTCTCGTCAATCAACCCATCAATCCCAAAATTCCTATAATCCCTCTGCCAAGCATAGAGCTTAGAAGCACTAAGACTAAATGGATAGAGTTTAGAGTCATTAATATAGATGATAAATTCTCTCTCTTTAAGCCTCCCTTTTGATTTTTGCCATTCTTTGATGATTTTTAGCTTTAGCATTGCTTTTTCTTGGGACATCAAGCTAGCAGAGCCAAAGAGGCTTAATGCTTGAGGGCTGTTATCTTCCTTATGATTGACAATCTCAACTCCCTTATCATAAATAAGTTCAGCTCCACGATTGTCTATTTTTTCCTCAAATCTTCTAGCATTGCTTTGACTTCGTCTATTGTAAATAGCATCAGAAGGTAATACACCAGAGCTATAAATGGTGTTACTATCAACACAATCATCCCTAACAAAATCAACACAGCCATATCCATTCCTACCATTATCTAATCCTTTCTCTTGATATACATTACTGTGATTATCAATAATGTTGGCATTATGGGTAAAACTCTTGCTATGACCCATAGGGCTAGATTTTTTATATCCATCATTGCTTCCTTTGTCTGTTGAATGTATTGGATGCACTAGATGTGTTGAATGCTTTGGTTGCATTAAAGATGTTTGACTCCCAATACTATTCATAGCCTGATTGTCTTCAAATACACTGCTATCAGATTCAAACATTTCTAGTTCTTCCAAGCTCAGTGGCTCACTCCAGATTTGGAGGACTTTGCCAGCTTTGCCACCTCTTTTACCTTGTATATATCTAAAGTTCATTTTAAAGAACTTTATTTTACAAATTTTTTTACCACTAACAGCGGCACGTTTTGCTGCTTTCTCTAGGCTTTTCTTATTTAATCCATATTTCTGCGTAAACTCTTTACTACTTATCCACTCACCCATTATCCTACCTCCCGCCAGAGATCATCTTTAATAAGAAGCTCTTTAAGCTCTCTAGCCCTACCTCTTTTACCCTTAGTTTGTCCTATTGCCATATTCCTTAATAACTGGATATCTTTTTCTCTCAACCCCATATCTTTTGCCCAAGTAGCAAGCTTCATCCCTTTTTTAAGCACAATAGGAGTTTGTTTTTTTATCTTTTTTCCATTCATTTTTACTCCTTTTTTTATTTTCATTCCCTTACCTAGAGGGCATCACCACATCAATAACAACACTTCAAAAGATTCAAAACAGTTTAAGAATATATTATTTATGGCTTCATGCCCCCCAGATAAGGAAATGTGATTTTTTCCATCCCGTTCCTATCCCGATTGATAGCTTCACGACGCCCAAAAGATACAAGGTCTTTATAAAAGAGAGTATCCCCCAGATTGGTAATGGTTATTTAAAAACGGCTTGGAAGTCTCACCGCTAATAAGTTAAAACAACTCGTTTCAGTTTTAGATTATCTTTTTATGCAATAATTCTATTGAAAACTTTAGAAATTATAGTGCTTTTTAATGAACTTGTCAAGTTAATAAAGGGTTTTTAATGGAACTTTGTAAAAAAATTAAAGTAGCTAGACTAGCAAAAGGCTTAAGACAAGAAGATTTATCAAATAAATCTGGAGTGCCGCTTAATACCCTTAAAAAATATGAAAGTCAACCAAATAAAAATCCAACCTTTAAGACTTTAAAAAAATTAGCAGATGCTTTAGATGTTGATATATCTTTTTTTGTCTCCCAATCGTCTCCCAATCGTCTCCCAATCGTCTCCCAATCTCAAAATATGGTAGAAAGCTTAAAAAAAGATGTCAGTCAGTTAGACAATGTCCCTTACATGTCCCTTAATCATAAAAAAACCTCTTCAGCCTTAAATATGTCCACCAATACCCCAAACCTTAAAAAAGACAATGATAAAATCTATATCAGCAGTCTAAGTAGCAAGGTAGGAGCAGGTGAAAGCGTGGAAATAGAAGGTATTGAGATTTATGATACTGATATCTTGATTCCTTTTTCTAAGTTGCTTTTTAAGACCACACCAAAGATAGAAAACCTCCGTTGTCTTCAAGTAGATGGCTATTCAATGATACCTATGCTTTATCCTGATAGTTGGGTGATTGCAGAGATTAGTCCAGAGTTCAAAGGCGATGGATTATATATTATTAATTTCAATGGCTCTTTTATGGTCAAATTAGTCCAAATATCCCCAAACAAAGAACTTGAAATCATCAGTGCCAATAAAGATTACAAGAGTTATACAATCAACCAAGAAGATGCTAATTTAGAAATACAGATTGTTGGAAAGGTCTTAAGATGTATAATTTAGGCAATTAGAAAGCTTCATACAGTTTATTTCACAAAAAATGCAGTTTTATTATATTTGAAGTGTAATATTAAATCTCACTTAGATTTTTAAATTATATACATCAAATAACCACCCCCACGCACTTATAAATAACAAATCTAAACTATTTTTCACTTAGATTTTATATGAAACTATACAAATCCAACTATTCCCAAAACCACTATAAATATGAGCTGATACTTTTATCCCATGCCTTTGAGACTCACCAAAGTAATGCTGATAACCACCTACTAATCCGCCATCAAAAGCAAAATTAATATTTGAAAATGAACTAAAAAAATTTCCATCATTTCTTATAAGATCATGTGAAAATTCTGAATTTATACTCCCCAAATCCCCTTCAACTCCAATGAAGAATCCATTCTTAGAATCTGGTTTTTTTGTTTTAATGTTTTGACTTTGTTTGTTCACACTAGTAGATGTATTTTCTGCATTATTTTGATTGAGCAATTC